AGAAACACTTGATATTTGTTTATGATATTCTCCTAACCTACAAAGAAAGTTTGTTACGTTATTATAAGATTTATTATTCACCGCCATATTTTACTTTATTTTGTTGTTCTAAATCAACTTCATAACTCAACCATGTAAAGCATTCTAATACATTAAGTTTTGTTACTTTTTCTAAATTTACTATTTCACCTCCTGTTAGTCTATACATTACGCCAAACCATGACCACTTTTCTGCAAAAGTTTCAGATACTATTAACTTATCTTCTTCTTTATCTGCTCCTTCAAATACAACTCTGAAATCATTAACAATACGTTCACGAAATTCCAAAAAAAAACCAAAGCATATTGTACTTGCGCTGCATTCATCTTTTTCATCTTTTCGGCTCGTATAGTTATATCTCCATCATACGCTTCAATTGTATATACATCTTTTTCTTTCTTAACAATAGGTCTATATAAAATAGCCATAACTTCTGTCAAGTTTTTATTTACACCATCTTTTATAAATGTTTCAATATCTGCATATTCACCTAATGTTAGATTATCTAAATTAGGATGAAAACCATACTCAACATCATCTATTGTGATAATGTTTGTTAAAGAACTATTTTCTCCTTTTTGTAAATCAGATATTTTTTGCATTATAACTACTACATCTGATAACTCTAATCTTTTAATAAGCTTTTCAGGTATATCAGATAATTCTGCAATTGTCTTTAGCGCTTCATTACTTTTATTTTCAGAATGAAAGTCTATAAGCTTTGCCCATTTTTCAAGAGTTACATCTTCTAAACTCTTTATTAATTTAAATTTTTTTACCTTACCTTCTTGCTTAATTTTTATGTCCATATATTTATATAATAGGAAATTTGTTTATTTAGTTTAATGTGTTATATTTGCCGCGGTTTTATATAATTTTAGTTAGTGAAAAGGTAAAGGGGGGAGCTTTAACGTGCGGGGCTTTCCCCTTTACTGTATATAATACTTTCCGAATGTTTCATCTATTTCGTAATACATTCGCATAGCTAAAGCGTCTGAGAAGTCTGGTGATCTGCCTATAATATCTTTTACTGTTTCTTTAGGTATCATTTGTAATTTATTATCTTTGTCCGCGTCTTTCATTCTAATTTGTTCGCATTCTTCTATTATATTATTTTTTATATTTATATCGTTGCAATCTATTCCTATCTGTCCTTTGTTTATTAAGTCGGCTAATTTATAATAACATTGTGTTTTTAAGTTTTGGTAGTTCTCACCTTTTATTGGTCTAGCATTATTTACAAAACCTTGACAACGCAGGTAATCTTTAACACCCCCACCAACACCATCTTCATCTACAATTATATTTCTTAAATTAACTTGGTTACTTTGTTGCATTTGTCTTACAACGTCTACAACCTCATTTACAGACGATTTAAGCAATGTTTGTATCTTTTTGATATGTAGCCCCTCCCAAAGCATTACAACTGTTTTATCGCTTCCAAAACGCGCTACATCGCAACTTATATATTTTTCACCTTGTATTCCATTTTGGCTGAACATATTTATTATTGCATCATATTCAATCAAATTATCTTTACTCGCATCGTACTCCCAATTACCAAATAACAATCTTTGTTTGCTTAATTCGTCTAATGTTTGTAACTGTGTTTTGTAATATTTAGATATAAACTCATTATCATCAACTAAGCTTTGTATAAACTTTCTATGCGGTTTTTGTTTACCCTCTTTTGATGGTCTATAGTATTGTGTATAAACCCAGTTCTTTGCGGGGTTGCACGTCATTAATAATTTAGGAATTATACCAAAATCATCTAACTTGTATCGCATTCTTGACGCTACTATGTTTTTTGCTTTCTCCGTTATTTGGTTTGCTTCATCAATGAACGCGCCAGTAATTTCTAAAGATCCTAAGTTATCAAAGTTCCTATCACTTGGGTATAAGAACAAATCTTTTAAAATGATTTGCGACTTATTGTAAAAAGTTACAACATTAGAACCCCCATTAAAATTATAATGTTTATTGGCTTTTAGATTCCACGTTTCACAAACTTCTAAAAATGTATTGAAAGTTGTTTTCTTTAAACTATCCAGTTTCGACCTGCCCATTAAATATCTGGTCTTTGGATATTTTAAACACATAAGTATAAGCCAACTACAACCAACCCAAGATTTACCACCACCGGCAGCCCCACCAAATAAAACTTCTGTTGTGGTTTTGTCAAACAGATATTCTATTGCTTGTTCTTGTGTATGTGTAAAGTTAGCTTCAATATTCAACCCCCTTTATGTTTACGTTAATTTTTACCGGATCATCCCCAGAGCTTAAATCTAGTTCGCTACGTTCTACATAACCGCGTTTTTTACCTTTGGTCTTTAAATAAAATATTGTAGCTGATGTGTTTCCGTCTTTCATTTGTGTATGTAATTGACTTTCGGCAAAATCTAACGCTATATTCTCTATATCTTTTACCGCTTTGGCAAAGTCTTTATCTTCTTTTAGCCATTTATAATAGGTGCTTCTTGGTATTCCCGCTGACTTACAAGCAACAGTAACAACACCTAAACTGCTTTCTAAAGCTTTTAAAATACTTTCCTTTTTTATGTGTCCATTTTTGTCCATAACTATATTCCTTTAAATGCTTTAAGCCCGTAAAAGATTAATGAATTTCTATAACCATCATCGGCTATTTTTTTTATCGGTGTTACCCCGTGAACATTTTTCCAAGCCGGATATACTAACATTGAATTATCTGCTTGTTCAAAAGTTGCATTATAGTCCGGTACATTAAGACAACCGCCACTAGAATTATTTCTTTTGGTAAGTATGATGTTAACAGAACCCTCTATATTACCGGTGTCGCGATGAAAAGGGGCAGATATATTAAAATTAGATATACTGCTTGTGTAAATATTTCCGAACCTCCATTCTTTTTTTATGTCCTCAAACAACTCAACTTGTCTTTTATGTATATGTGGGGTAAGTTTTTTTATTATTTTTTCACCCTCACAACAAGCGGCAATCATTGCTTTAATAAATGTTTGTGCTTTTGGTTCTCTATGAACAGATGATATATTTGCATAATGCCTTCTAAAATGCGGCTTAGGTGGAATGCTACCTAATATTGTAGAATATTGTGACAGGTTATTTCTAATACCTGCGCGCATCATATCAGAACTCATTCCCCTACTCATATTACTTTTGCTTACGTTATCGCTTCTAAATTCTTTATTTGCAATAGATAATAGTTGTGTTAATTTTTTATTATACTTAGATATGTCTTTAATATAAAAGCCTATTATTTCGCCATCTACATCTAACAAACAATCCTCACTTATAGTAGGATCATAGTAGGGGCATTTATCACCTATCTTTACGTTGTGTTCTATTTTTTTTAATTTTATTGTTTTCATCTTTTTATTTTTATGTGAGTTCCTTTTGGTTGTCCGGTTTTGTCTTGTATAATTACATTATTCGGATATAAGTTTTTAAGAATCATTACATCCTTTCTTTTATTATTTGCTCTTGCTTCTAGTGTTCCGATACCATCGCTACCATATCTTTCAAAGTCTGCGTAACAATCCTGTAAAACTAAATTACCTTTATATTTATTTAGATGATACAATGTTGCATAGTAATCTGTTATACAACTTATATCTTGTCGCCAACGAAAGTCTGTTTTTTTAATAGCAAAAAATCTACCATCAACTAATCCAAACTTACCATATTTGTTTTTAGTATATAACGCGTTACCCGTAGAATTTAAACCCACCAATTTAACACCTATTTTATCTGCAATTTTTATTGTTTCACATAATTGCTCATATACATATTTTAAATTACACTCTACGAATTTATTTTGTTCACGATCTATTTTGTAACTTTTTTTATAATCATCAGAAATAAAAACACCCCATTCATTATCGAACAACATATCTAAACCATAATTAAAATTATGTTGTATTCCTTTAGGTTTGTCGCTTTGATTTATTATGCCGTATATATTTTTAAATTTACTTTTATCACTGTGGCATAATACGTTGTGTTCTATTCCTGCTTCATATAAAGCTTCCGAAGTCGTAGCCGTTTCGTATCTATCATAATATAATGTGAAAACTTTAGGCATTTTTAAAAGCGTTTGTAATTATTGCGCCTAAATTTATTCCGTTTGCTCTTGCTTTGTTTATTATTTCATTCGCTTCGTCATAATGCTCATTGTCAAACTCTATACATATAGCCCTCTTAGATCTGTCTTGCATTGTATCTAAATCACCATCTATATTTATATCATCTAAAATAGAATAATCAACCGCTTCTTCTGGCTGCCAAACATCCATTCCCCATTCTCCGAGCTTTTGGTTATCCCATTCGTTTCCTAAAATATCCCAATCCCATTCTCCGAAACCAACATTATCTTTTACAATAAACTCTTGCTTTTGTTCTTCTGTTAAACCTTTGGCTATTTTCACCGGCACTTCTTTTATTCCGGCTTCTACACAAGCTTTATATCTCATATTACCACCAAGAATAATATTATTTTCGTCTATTACTATTGGTCGTAACTCTAACATTTTAGGAAAATCTTTTATGCTTTTTACTAATTTTTTGAATTTAGCTTCTTTAATTATTCTGGGGTTGCTTTCGTTTGCTTTTATTTCATTTATTTTTAATTTCATAATTATATATAGATTTGTTAATATTTTATTTATAGTTATCATTGACTCCGCGTTCCCCTATTAGCTTTTCTTTTGCCCCGTCCCATAGCTTTTCGCGTTGTGTATTTCTGTTTAAAGAACTTTCGGTTCTTTTTATTTGCGGCATTCCCTCCTCCGGTTCGCT